TGTTAATAATATTAGCAAAGAATTTGCAGAATCTCCTAACCATCCTCCCCAGTCTGCAAATTCTTTGCTAATATTATTAACAACTCCAATTGCAAGACCTGGGCCAAGAATCATTGAAGCAGCACCAGCAGCGCCTCCACCAAGTTCCTCGTATGCATATAACAAATCTCCATAACTTGTTTCCAATGCTTGAGAAATTGAGTCTTGCATTCCAACCATGCTTTGAGAAATTTGATCAGTAATTTGCTGTCTTCTAAGTTCTACCTCTAAAGCAACTCTTACTGGATCTTCTTCAATTCTTTTTCCGTTTGGACCGATTATCTCTCTTAGTTCTCCTACTACTTCAACACCAAATCTTTCATCATCAAGTTGCTCTCCAAGAACTGCTGCTACTGCTTTTGCTTCATCTGGAGTCATTACTCCTTGCAAAACCATAGATGCTAGATTTGATGCAAACTGTTCTGCGGCCTGACCTTTACCAAATGTTTGAACTGCTTTTTCAAGACCACCAAAAATTTGTTGTCCAACATCTGATGCCAAAAACTCTCTAGCCTGCTCAATTGACTCACTATCTTGTCCAGCCACTCTTGCAGTTTCTTCAGACCTTGCTTGAGAAACTAAACTCTCTCTTCCATAAAACTCTCCCACCTTGTCAATAGTGCCCCTTGTTGCAACAAGAGATTCAGCCATGTTCTGTGCTTCTTTTTTCATATTGTCAAACATTAGGTTGGTAGCAAAAATACCTCCTGTTGCAGCAACTACTGCTGCAATAAGAAGTCCCCATGGGTTTGCCAACATTGGCAGAAGCATTGTTATGCCTTGGAATGCAAATACAGCAGGCATTATTTGATTAGCCAATTGACCTATTTGATTATCCATAAATGATGCAGCAACAACTAGTCCATCTAGAGCAAACAATCCACCTTGAAGTTTTCCACTTCCATTGACTAGGGAATTTGTAAAGGCTGATGCACCCCTTGAAATTGTTCTTCCAGCAGCATTCGCTCCTCTGGAAATTATTCCACCAGATTTTCCAACTTCTCTTGCAGTCCTTTTACTTTGTTCTTCAATTGGTGCAAAAGGAGATGCTCCTCCTGTTAGCCAGCCAGCCTGACCTCCTGGTCCTCTGCCAATTGTTGGTATGGCTGCAGCGGGTGCTGTTGGTCTTGGTGGTTGATTTGCTGGTGGAGCAACATTGGCTGGCGCTCCTGCTGCGGCATTGTGTGCTGCGGCTGCTCTTCTTTGTGCGTCTGACAATTGTTGTCCAGTTGCAGCCACTTCTCTTGATGAAGCCTCTGCAGCATTTTCTGCTGCGGCTCTTTGTGCAAGTTCTGTTGAAAGTCTTTCTTCTGCAGCCATAACTTCTGTGTCTGCTCTATAATATGCTGGCCCTGTTTGTCTAGCCCTTGATTCCGCAGCAGCAACAGCACCCTTGGCCCATGGAACAAAGTTTGGAGAAACCAATTTTGGATTGGCTTCTGCAGCCCTAATCATTTGTCTTAAAATTCTTGCTTGCATTTGCAACTGATCTTCTGTTAATGCCAGTCCTGAATTTACTCTTCCCATGAGGGCGTTAGACTCTACGGTATCTCCATATATATTTCTTAAAGTTGATTCATACAACTGCATTGTTCTTGGAGATTGCCTTAATGCATTAGAAAGTTGATTTTCAACTCCTGGCGATGCCACCCAAAGATTTGGGTCCCAAACTCTTTCCATTAGTTCTTTGCTTTGTTTACCAAGAGCCTTGTCTACTTGAACAACGTGGGCGCGATCAATTTGCGTCATTGCCTTAATTTGTTTTTCTTGATCTTCAGTAAGTTGTGCTCCAGCAACACCATCAGTATAATGTCTAACTACTGCTCTTCTTGCTGCTTCTCCAGCCTTTTTTGCTCTGTCGTATTCTGCTTGCGCTCTTGCAGGATCAATTCCTCCACTAACCATGTGTTCAACCATGGTTCTGCCTTGCTTGCTGTAATATCCACCATAACTATATTTCTTTTGTTCTTTTGCTTGCGGAGTTTGTGATGGTGGAGCAGCAACTGGTGGTCTTGTCCCTGCTGGTACTGTTGGTGTTGCTACTGATGGGGCTGCAACAATTTTTGGAGTAGTGATCATTGTTGGCAAAGAAGCAATTGACTGTGCTGCACCCCTTAAGAATGTTTCGTAAGCCTGAGCAAGTTTTTGTACTGCGCTTCTTTGTACATTAAGTTCTTGTGTTACACCTCTCGTTGCACCCTCTAGAGAATTTGTGGCAGCAACTGCGTCAAGCATTGCCCCTTCTGTATATCCTGCTGATCTTCCTCCGCGTGCTAGTCTGCCAAAGAATGTTTTAAGAATGGCAGCGCCCTTAACCATGCTTCCAAGGAAATTTCCAAAAAGGCCAGCAACCATAACAAAAATTGGAAGCACTCCACCCAAAGCACCGATAAGGATAAGTCCCCACTTTTTAACTTCTGGACTCAACTCATTGAATCTTTCAAATATTTTAGTTACCCATTCAAGAATAGGTGTTGCAATTTTAAGAAACTCTTCTCCAATAGGAGCGATTGCTAATTTGAGTCTTTCAAATGCTCCTAAGAATCTTGTTCCTACTGATTCTTCTAGGCGTGCCAAATCCTTTTCAGATAGTGCAGCAAGTTCTTTTACGCTCATTCCAGCAAGATCAATAACTCTTTGGGCCTGAGATCCATCACGAACAATGTTCTTAAACAATGCACCCATTCTTGCGAACTGATACTTACCAAACAATGTTGCTAATGCTTTTTGTCTATCAAGATTAGAAAGATCTTGAATTGCTAAAGCAAAGTCTTGAACAGTTCCCATGAGGTCGCCCTCATTTTTAGTGACAATCTGATCAATATTAATTCCCATATCCTTCAAAGTTTCATTTGCTTGTTTTGAAGGATTAATTAATGATGCAAGACCAGATTTTAATGCGTTTGCACCTTCTGCTGCATTTACGCCGCCCTCTCGCATAGCCGCGAGGAAGGCAGCCAAGTCTCTTACATCTCCACCCAAACCTTTAATGACTGGAGCAACGCGAGGAATTGCCTGAGAAATATCATCCAATGAAACGATAGTTTGGTTTTCTGTGGCATTTAAGAAGTCAATAGTATTTGCAAGATCCTGTGAAGTAATGTCAAATGCGCTTTGTAGTGAAATAGTTGCATCAAGTGCTTGTTGGTAATCAATCTGCCCAAGGGTTGCTAGTCTTAGCGCCTCTTCTGTTGCTGCCAAAAGATCATCTTGTTGTAAGCCTGTTGCTGCTGCTTTAGCAGCCATTTCAATACTGTCTGCTACAGTAATTCCGTACTTGGTATACTCTTTAGCAATATCTTGAATTTGCTCAACCATTGCATCTGCTTCAGCAGTTGGAGTCATGGCATCGCCATAAACTCTTCTAAACTGAGTTATCTGCTTATCAAGATCCATGAATACGCTGGCAGCATACCCACCAAAAATAGTTAGAGGTACGGTAAAGCCAACCATAAGTTGGCGACCAGCCCATTGAGTATTTTTACCCCAATTAACCATTGACGTTGCGCCGTCACGCATTAACTTATTGAAAAGTTGCTGTCTTTGTACTGCTACTGCAGCATCAGCATTATGCAATTGCAATGGCCTAACAGCCATTGTATCTACCATGCCATTTTGCGCTCTACCTAGAGCAAGGTATTGAGTTTGAAGTCTTTTAACACGGTCAGCAGCAAGATCCATAATCTCGTTATGCTCTTTGTTAAAGACTCTTCCAAATACACCAGAGGAGGCTATACCGTATCTAAAGTATTCTCCTAAAGAAAGTCTGTTTCTGTCAATCGCTGTTTGAAGTCTAGAGGCACCAGTTTCAACCTTTTGCATAGAGGTTGTAAATGCTCCTGTGGCAGCAATTTGTGAAGCAAGATTTGCTGTAAGTTGTTTTTGAGATGTAGCCATTGCTGCATTGGTAGCAGCCATGGATTGATTAAAATTATTTATCTGTGACTGTAATGCCCTGAGTCCCCCTATAGCACCCTGGGTATTAATAAGGACATTAATATTGGCATTTACATTAGACACTCAATTGCACCTCTATACCATTATACACTAGCCAAAAGGATTTTCAGGTTCTGATTGTTTAAGATCTGAATATTCTAGACCCATTCCAATTCCAAATCCTGCCTTAGATGCATTGAATCCTTGAAGTGACAAAACATCTTCTGAGTTTGCTGTTTGTCCACCACTAAACACTCTGGCCTTAAGATCTTCCCACGGATCTCTGTCAGAAACTTTAGAATTTTCTTTGTCAAGGTCAATACCTTTTAGGGCAGCGAAAAACTTATGATTGTCATATTGTTTTTCTCTGCTTGCGACGAGGACTGCTAGTAATTCTGGCATAGATAAACTATCTTCTAGTTCTTGATAGTCTTTCCATATTCCAAGTAGGAATGCTTCACTTTCTAGAGTTACTAGGTCTAACTCAGACCACGAATCCCCGTCGCCGCTGCGTTTCCCTGATCATCAAACTTAATGCCAGATGCTGCCTCAATGATCTTATATACAGCAGGAAGATCTAAAATGTCTTCTAATGTTTCCTTGTTATCTAGATCTGGGTTGTACTGCTTCATAGCAATTTGTACACATTCCATAAGAATGTCCATAGACTTCTTATTGTCGTTTGCTGCCTCAGTAATTTCAGCGAATTTATCCATGAAGTCTCTGAGGAGAGAAATCTTGAGAGGACGCATTTGAATCTTGGTGCCGTCCATTAGTTCTAGTTCTACAGTTTCGTATACTGACGTTGCCATATTTTTCCTTTCATTCTTAGCCCTAGGCATGATGACAATTATAGCATGACGAAGGCCCCTCTGCAACAAGTGCAGGGGGCCGTCGCCTATTAAGTTATTATTTATTTATCAGGAAGTTGGTACTAGACGGTCAACAATCTTGCCGTATGAACCGTTGTTAGCGGGAAGCAAACGGAAGGAAACTTCAAACATAGAAGCCTCATCACGCTTTGCTGAAACCGTTACGTTCTCAATTGAGAGAGCGCGGTAAGCAACGTAGATACGTTCAATTGAAGAGCCTGCGGCACAGTCTCCAGTTCCTGGACCAATTGCGATAAGTCCACGTTCTACTGGGCACTCGCCAAGTTCACCAGACTTAAGATCCATAACATCTGCGAAGTTAATGGTTCCTGATTCTAGTGGGTTGTCAACCTTAGTGTCCTTAACCAATGAATTGGTAGGAGCAGCGATTGCAATGAGAAGGTTCTCAAGAGTAGCCTCTGCGAATGCGGTATTAAGGTTAACTTGCATACCTTGCTTGTACAATTTGGCAACGTCAAGCAACTGATCGACCTGAACCTCACCAAAATCTGGCTGGAACTGAATCTCCAAACCATTCATGGTGTATCCAACGTTACGAACAGCACTTGAAGATGAGAGGGTTTCACGGTAAGTGGTTCCTGCAGCAAAGTCAGGGAGTGCTGGTGAAGCGTTGGTTGGGTCAAATTCAGCAGATGTTGATACGAAGAGTGCTGCTGCACCTACGATAATCTGCTTTGAATCACCACGGGTATAAGCCATATTTTTTCACCTCAATTTTCTTTTGGAATAATGGGCGTTGTTTCCTCATTTATAATTATACCGACATTTTATGAAGAAAGTATTGAGTCAATTGAATCCGTAAAATGATAACATGCATCTATAACAAATTGTGTTATATAGTGTGGCCTAGTGCTAAAGTCTCTTGTTAGGGATGCGCTTCCCTGATCTCCACGGTCAGTCTGATAAACCCTTAAATTATGAAAATAAACATTTGATGGTGTTGTTTGTGTTCTATTCCAGGAATTTATATCTTGAGCAGCATCGTCTTCTCTGTCTAAGATGTATTGGAGGGCCATTCCCCATTCAAGAGTTTCTATTTCATTTCCTTTTAAATAATAAAGGATGTGATCATTTTTCTTTGGATAGAATGGAGACTTGCTGATTCTCATCATACGATCATAAATAATGTATGGCTTATTTTCCCATGATTTTTTACCGCTTGCATTATCTGAAATTGGGAAAAATGGAATAACATTTCCATACCTCTTTTGTAGAGTTGGGTCTATTTGTTTCATTGTGTGCCACAAATATCCATTTACTGTAGTTATTGGCATTGTAAATTGTGAAAAACTCATTCTATAACAACTCCTGGCCCTCTAAGATATTCTTTTCCAGCCTTAACGCCAACTGAGTACCCAGCCCTTGTTCCTTCTGGAAAGTATCTTGGATATTCTTCTGCGGTAGCCAAATCATTTAGGAAAGGCTCTAATAAAGCATTGACAAAATATGATTCAAAAAATGTTTCTACTGTTCTTCCAAAACTTCCTGCAACCGCATCCCCACCTGGGTTGGCAATATAAACCTCATTTGTAGTAAAGACAGTTCTACCTGGCACATCAAATACTAAATAATTAGATGAGTTTGGTGCCACAGTTATTGCAATCTTGTTTTCCATAATATTTGCCTTGTCAACAAAAGGTTCTGTTGCTGTATCACTAACAGTTGATGATGGAAGAAAATTTCCTCCTATATGAATAACTGTAGATGTTGCTTTTGAATTTAACTTATAAAGTCTTGCTCCTGGACTTCCTGCACCACCCCACTCATAAACATGATGTAGCGCTTCTGGATTTCCTCTTGCTTGAGCATCTATATACTTATACAAGGCGTCAACAACAAATTCACCTAACTTATTCATAAAAAGTATTTTTTCTGAATCTATGCCGTCAGCAAATCCTTGAGAATATCTAATTGTATTCTTTACTATTCTAGTCAATTCTCTTGAATCAAATTTGGCATATAACAACTTCATTCAACTCCTGGGTATCAGATCTTTCAAGTTGAACTTTATAGTATTCAACTGAATTAAATACTCCGATAAATGGCTGAATCATCTTAGTCTCAAAGATGGTTGGCTTTCCAACATAGTCGCCATTAGTCTCAAAAAAGAATGCCTCATTACCGCATCCACTATTTCTTATATTAGAAATTAGGATATGTGACATTGGATGATACAAACCAGAAGAGTCTTTTCTTATATCAACTTTTAATCTTCCAAAAAGCATAGTCTCTTGTCTGTAAAACTTTTTATCATCAAATGAAAAGTTTTCATTATTGCTTTCGTCATTCATTGTATAGAATGAGCATTTTTGTGTTTGATCATAATTCCATTTTTTGATTATTCTTCCATAATCATCCTGCTCTTCTTTTGCATAATAAATGTCGCAGTCCATAGGGAAAAACATACTAGAGCATTCAGACAGGATGCCGCTCATTATAGGACTCCAAGCCTATAGATTGGTCTAACGTAGGCTGATAGAATCCTGTCTACAATTCTGTTTCCAGTCTTATCAGAAATAAATATGTCACGCTCAAACTTTAGATTAAACTGGTCGCTTTCATATTCACGAATATAAGCATTCATGTATGGAATATTATTACATCTTAAATCTTTAATTAAAAGTTGTGTGGCTTGCTTAATGTCATAAGGAATAATGGGCCAACCTACCTCTACCTCAACAACATAATCCCAGTCTGAAGGGAACATTGGAGAGCCAGACTTATTTTGAATAATGTTTGGTGAGTCATTTGTATTGTATAAAGTAAATGAATCTGATGCAGGCATCTGTACGACAGTTGGTTTAGACTGCATACGATTAAATCCAAATGGCGCATCTACATACATAGTAATTGCACCTCTGTCTGGAGTAATAAAGTATTCTTTAATGTTGGTCCAAGTTTCTGGATCTGATGGATTGGCATCATAAACTAGAACGCTATTTTCATATACCCTTACGATTTTATTTAATCTAAACGGTACTGATAAGTAATCATTACCAAGACCTACTGTTTCTACGGTCTGGCGCTGATACATAAATCCACCCGTAATAGCATTAATTATTGCTCTGGCAATTGATTCATATTGCTGCATTTCTTCAACATCTTCCTCGCTCTCAACAAGTGTGCGAGGGTCTACATAAGGACGCATTATGGATAAGGTATCTACATAAACAAGATCGCCTCTAACGGCTGAACCGTTTTCGTTCTCCCCAGTCTTTTCGTAAATTTCCACCCTATACTCATCGTCATAGCGAGAATAAAATTCTGGTAGTGCGGTATCAATAATACCATCTGAGTCGCTGGTTACAGATATTTCTGAAAGGTCGCCAGCATGATCGTCTAGTATGCAAATAACATAGTCTTCTTCTGGAGAAAATCCTTCTGCACTAAAAGACAGGGGGAATGGTTGAGATCTAATTATTTCCATTAATTTTTGCCATAGTGGGTGGCGACTTCTTGTGCTGTAGCCTTTCTAATGCCAGCCTTTGATAGCCACTTATCGGCAGCCTCCTTAGTAACAATATTATATCCCTTAGAGATTTTTCCTACCTCTGACCAACTTAGATTCTTGTCAGACCAAAGCGCGACCTTATTCTTGTCGTCACTCTTTGTTTCTTGTTGAATTGGTTTAGCAAAAACTCTATCTGCTGCGCGAGATGAAATTGCACTCTCGTCCTTGGTATGCATATTAGAAATTCTTGCAGGCTTCTCTTTCTTTGGACCAGTAATAACTTTTTGACCATCTTCAGTAACTGAGTTATTATCCATTTGTTCAATGGAAACATTTTCTACTGGCAAAGATTCAGCAACCTTCTTAGCCTGTCTTGGTCGTCTGGCCTTGCTTGCGCTTGCTATTTCTTGTGACATAAATATACCTTTCCTCATTGCAATTATATCAGAAAATGCTTAGGGGGAGGGATTTTTAGTCCCTCCCCCATCAGCATCACGCCTTCAAATTATCATGAAGTGGGTGAGGATGCGTCAACAAATGCAACTGCATCAAGTTCTTCCCAGGTAAGGCCGAAACGAACGAATACGGTGTATTCGATTGTGTCCTTCTTGGGCTTGTACTCACGGTTGACTGTGATATCGCGCTGGAAGCCCCATACACGGTTCTGGGGGAATGTAAGATCTACATAGTTACCAGGGTAGTAGGGAACTTCTTGAACATCGACACCAAGAACGCGGGTGGTACGAGCGCCACCAAAGGTCTGAGCGCCACCATCAAGGTAGGCGTTACGACGCTCTGGAGTACCAGCAACTCTGGGGGCAAGTGCCTCAGAAATTGCGTCTGCAAGAGTACCATTGTTCTTGACAATGTTTGCGAAAACATCAGTACCAGTATAGAACTTAAGACCAGTCTTGATTGCGCGGTACTTGCGTGGAAGAGCATAGATGACTTCCTGCATGACCTCTGGGGTCCAGCCGCCAGTTACGTCAACGACTGCTTCATGGGCGTCACCAGTTGTCTTAACTTGGTTGACAAAGCCATTCATAATGCCGAGGAAGGGATCTACACCTCCGTTGCCGTTGATGGCAAGATCCTCAAGGTCATTACCAAAAGCGTTTGTCATCAAACGAACTAGGTGGTCCTCAAGTGCTGCACCTTCGATGTTATCTTCAAGTGCCTCAGTTGAAACCTCCCAGTCAAGACGGATCTTCTTTGTGGTAAGTTCTACCTTTGTGAATGTTGCACCAGCGTTGGTGTACTCGCCAAGAGCCTGTGAAGCAGCGCGAATAACACGCTCTCCAACGTTGACCTTTTCAAGTTCAATCGTGTTTGCACGCATTGTAACTCTACGACCGTCTTGGGCGAGAACTGTTGCGTCCCAAACATAGTCGATAAAACGACGGGACTGTTCGGGATTTAGGATACCGCCAGGAACGCCTGTTGGATTAACTGCGTTTGGGCCTGTCGTTACGCCATAGTTAGCGTTGGGGATATTGCCTGGGGTTCCCCAGGGATCTCCACCAACTACTGGATCTGTGCCACCAATTCCAAGGTTGGCTACAGCACCCTGACCTTGGTATAGACCATCGTTAGGGTGACCATACTCGCCAGACTCGCTTGGTTGGTTCTTCAGAATTTCTTCTGCCATTTGACTTTCACCTCCATATGTGTTTCTTTATTAAAATAGGTCGGCATTTGTGAGGAAACGACCGCCCCAAGTGGATTTCTCCACTATTACTGGTTCTTCCTGCAAGATCTCGCCAAGATCAGCAGACTTACGGAAAGCGGTGTCCTTTTCCACAGCATCCACGCGCTTTCCAAACTTATCTTCTACTTCTTCCACCTTGCTTGCTACTACAGTAATAGACTTGTTAATGCCTTCAATCTTGGCATCAAGAGCCTTTACTGTTTCAGCAAGAGTGGAGAGGGCAGATGTGAGGGATTCGCTAATTTCGCTAATCATCTTAACTGTAGCGTCCTCTTCAACCTTAACTACCTCAGGCTCTTCAGCCTTTTCGGTTTCTGGTTCTTCTGCTTTAGCAGTTTCTTCCATGTCGTCATCTTCCTCATCGTCTTCTTCAATTTCTACTGAAACAGCCTTTTCAGTTTCTTCAACGACTGGAAGAGCGGTAGCATCGGGATTAAGTTGATCTTCGCTGCCAGCGCCATCAAAATCAGCGCTCTTTTCAACTTCTTCTACAACAATAATGTCTGAGTCCATCTTGCTAACCTCCTTTACCTTTGATTTACTAATCGCATTAACCTTTTCTAATGAAGAAATATTTTTAATAACGCGACGATTTGTAGGTACTATTGTACCGTCAATTTGTGAATATACCTTTATAACGGTTATAGGATCATTTGATTTAGCGGTTAGCACAACTTCTTCTGAAGACAGTCTTGCTCCACCATGGAAGATAACTTGAGAAACTTTCCCGTAATTACCGTCAAACTTTACAAAAGACCCCTCTTCTATTCCATTCTGGACGACTTCCTTTTTAATATCTGAAATCATAGACTTGATAACAGAAGCCTTTTCCATGTCATCGCTTTCTACAAAGCCAATGTTTGACATTGATTTATCACATTGTGGACAAGAAGAGTTTGAGTCGATAGACATTCTTACAACATCATCTTCTCTGCACCAAAATACATTCTCTATGGTTGCCTTGGAAAGATATCCAGTAGCCACACCCTTTTCAATACTTACCACATTGGCAAACTGGTTTGCAGGGTTGTCCACTAAGGACAATTCGCTTAAACTGTAATCCTTAATTACTCTATAAGCCTTATCCATTTCTTCGTCGTAAATGTCTTCTGCGTCATGAATTTCCCCACCGATTGAAAATCCTGTTAACGTTCCATCAAGAACCTTTTCCCAAGTGTTCTGGGCACCCTTGCTTACATAGGCTGAAACATAGACGCCATTATAAAACTTCTTTGTTTCTGTATCAAAGTATTTATCTTCTTTAAATGAAACTACTTTGCCGACTGCAATGGGCTGATGCATTTCTCTAATGTTGCCACGAAATGTCTCAAAAGCCTTCACGCTGGCATCAGCAGGCACAACGTCACCCTGCTTATCAAGATTGTCAAGAGTTGCAAAACCTGATACAATTCTGCGCTCTTTATCTACTTTATTAATTGGCATAGAGAGGCGAATGTTGCCGCCCTCTGTGGACCAATGTGCTTTATTTAGTTCCATCTCAATCCTATTATACATTATTTTTATATAATTGTTATTGAGTCTTAGGACCCTCACCCTTTGGGTTTCTTCCTGAAATTGCTCCAGGTCCGTCTGACTGTTGATTGCTTCTTTCAGAATCTCTACTTCTGTTTTGTTGAGTATTGGCTCTGGTGTCTGCAGCCTGTCTTGCACTTAATTCCAAAGGTTGATCTCCACCTTCAATTTGTGGCAAATTGATTTGCTCACGAATTTCATTTGGCATCATTGCCTTAATCTTTGCATATCTTTCGTGAATTTGTGATTGAGCAACTTCGTCGGTAAGACTTGCTTCATTGAACACTAACTGGATTACATCTGTCTTTTCTTTAATAATTTTATTAACTGCCTTTTCAATGTATTCTTGCAAAGGCTTTGCTACTTGATCTCTAAAGGTTCTATCCTGAGTCATAGCAGCAGCAAGAGAGGCATCAATACCACCAAGTTTTGACAATGGAACCTGATGAGCCATAA